TAGACCATTACAAACTTTATTAAATAATATTCAAAATGGAATTGAAGATGAAGAAGTTTTAATGCAAGGTTTATTAGAAGGTATGGCTAAGTCTGCCGGTGAGCTTGCATCACCATTTATATCTGAATCTATTTACACAGAAGCATTAACAGATTTAACATTAAGAAATGGTGTAACAGATGATGGTAGAGCGTTATGGAATGATAATACTCCAGGTGGTGACAAAATTAAAATAGGTATAGATCACCTTGCAGAATCAATGCTACCTTTTTCATATCCACAGTTAACAAGATTATATCAAGCAGCTATGGATAAACCATCAGGTCGTGGTGAGTTCTTTGAATTACCTGACGAGCTTTTAGGTTTTGCTGGATACAGAGCTGTTAAACTAGATCCTGTTAGATCAATGGGATTTAAGATTGCTCAATATCAAAGAGGACTCAGAGAAGCTAGAGGTTTATTTACAGGTGGTGCAGACTCACTATTAGCTGGAGGACCTAAAACTCCTGTAGAAGTTATTGATAAATTTATTAAAGCAAACGAAGCAAGATTTAATGTACAAAAAAATATGTTAAAAAATCTTGAAGCTGCAGACATACTAGGTGCAGATGAAGATGAAATATTTAAAGAGTTTAGAGATAGACAATTGAGAGGAGACTATAGAGATTTAAGTAATGATAGATTTGATCCTTATTATCCATCAAGAAATATTAGAAAAGAATTTGAAGAGATTGCAGAAAGAATTGGAGAAGAAAATCCATTTGAAGAAGTAGAAGATATACTGTTAGATATTAGAGATGATCTAAGAGATTTATCTTTTCAAGATCAATTTGATATTGATATTACAGATTACATAACTGATGATATGTTTTCTGACGCAGGTATAGTAACACCACCTCTACCAGGTGCAGTGACTTCAGCTATGCCTAACCCACAGGTAATACAAACAGCTCAAGCTAACATATCTAATGTGCCAAATAATGGGGGATTGACAGCCACAGAAACTGCATTATTATCTCCGGAGGAACAACAAATAAGGTTAAGACAACGTGGAATGATTTCATAATGATTGAACCAGAAACTCAAAGAGAACATATTATTGCTTTACAAGGACACATGACAGGTATGAAAAAAGATTTAAAACATCTTCATGAAGATGTAGAAAAATTGGGCGGCAAGATAGACAAGATCTATTGGGTAGTTTTGGCTACGGTGGGGGCTGTAGCTTTTCAATTGTTAGATAAATACGTTTTTTAAATCCAGGCTTTTAAATCTTCGCCCATAATTTGAGTGGCGATATTTACTTTGTCACGTAAAGCTTTAACAATTTTTGTATCAACTGTTTCTTCAGTTATAATATCTATGTAAGTCATTGGATATTCTTGACCAATACGATCTATTCTAGCCTCTGATTGTAATCTTTTTTCAAGATCATAACCATTAGAAAAATAAACCATTGTACTAGCAGCAGTTAATGTAATACCATAACCACCGGTTTGAGTAGTCCCTACAAAAAATCTACAGTTGTCATCTTCTTGAAACTTCTTTATATTATTCTGTCTTTCATCTTGAGGTGTTAAACCATAATAGTCTACAACAACATCATCACGTTCATATTTTTTTCTAATAGCTTTTAAAATTGTGTCTACATCTTTTTGATAGTTAGACCATATAACAACTTTACCTTCTACTTCAGATAAAATATCCATAAGTTCTGTTATTCTGTGATTAGGTATATCTTGTATTGTTCCATCATCAGCAGTGAAATGACCACAAGTAATTTGATGAAGTCTCATTAACTGTACCATAACATTATTAGTAGTTAATGCTTTACCTTCCAACTCAGCCATTGCATATTTTTTCATAGCTTTGTAAACTTTTTCTTGTTGTGGTGTCATTGTAATTTGACGTTTCATAAAAGTTTTAGGAGGTAAATCTAAACAATCATCTTTTAGAACACGCATTGAAAATGGTTCAATTAGTTTAGATAGTTCTCCAAGATTTCTGTGACCAACCACTACATTTACACTACGGTTTCCAAGATTGATAGATTTCATAACAGAATATCTTGATCTAAAATCATAATAAGAATCTGTTTTCAAAAGCCAGGAACCAAGAAACTCACATTGACTATATAAATCTAATGGTGAATTAGTTACAGGTGACCCGGTTAATATTCTCCTGTATTTAGCAAGGTGTTTTAATTTTAAAATATTTTTAGTTCTATTAGCAGTGGGTGTTTTAATACTTGTTGATTCATCTATAACCATTAAAGCATTATGTGAACTTAAAAATCTACGTGCAAATTCTTTACCAAAGTCATATGAAAAAGCTTCTACATTCATAATTAAAATATGAAATTCTGTACCTGTTTGAAATAAAGTATTTAATTTTTTAGTTTGTTCATGAGTCTTGTCTGAAGATTTCCATAAAACTATTTTTGTATTAATGTAGTCAGGTAAGTGAGTAGGTATTTGATCTTCATACCAATTTTTATATACACCTTTAGGTGCTATTAATAACATACCGTTTATAGAACCTTGATTATAAAGCATCGCTGCGTTATCAATTAATACTTTAGATTTACCTGTACCCATTTCCATAAAATAGGCAAAGTATTCTCGTTCCCAAGAACGTTCTAAAGCTTTACGTTGATGAGCATAAGGCTCAGTTTTAAATTTATAGTTTAACATTTACTTATCTTTCTAAAAAGGTATATAATACTTTGAAAGAAAAAAGTCAATGGATATAAAAGAATATAAAACTATGATGGATCAGGTAACTAAAAAAGATCCCAAAGTGTATTTAGTACAGGAAATTCCTACAGATAGAGAAACAGGACAACCTAAAATTGATATTACCCCTGCTTTAAAATATGGCGAAATTAAGATTATGTTTCCAAGATTAAAACAAATGCAGTTTTCACCAGGGCCAATGGTAATGGAAATAAAAAATTCATTAAAAAATTTTACACAAGATGATTATTTATTATTATATGGGGACCCTGCTATAATTGGTGTGGTATGTGCAGTAGCCTCTGACATTACAAATGGTAAATTTAAATTGTTAAAATATGATAGAAGACAATTTTCTTATTACGCAATCGAATTAAATATTTTTCAAAACTAGTTGACAATAAAAAATATATCTTTATATAGGATAGTGCAAATACAAATTTAAACTATTAAACTATTAAGGAGTAACATGACGATCAATCTAAGAGCTGATGCACCTAGTCAGGTGGAAATCACTAATCCAGAAAAACTAACAGACGAAATAAAAAAACTTCAAGACATACAACAAGAAATACAAAATTATAAAGATAGAATTAAAGACTTAGAAGATAGTGAAAGCTATTTATCTGAAGTAACAATTCCTGATTTGATGCTTTCTATGAATCTTAAAACCATGAAATTAAAAGATGGTTCTGAAATAGAAATATCTAATAAATTTTTTGCCAATGCTTTAGCAGCAAAAAAAGCAGAGGCATGTCAATGGCTTCGAGAGAACGGACTAGGCAACATTGTGAAAAATGAAATCACAGTGAGGTTTGGAAAGGACGAAGATAACAAGGCGACGCAATATGCTACCCTTGCAAGAGGACAAGGTTATGAACCGGAACAAAAAGTTTCTGTTCATGCCGGAACCCTTAGAGTTGCTCTGGAGGATTTCCATTCACGTGGTGGTCAAATTCCTTCAGAGTATTTCAGTACATTTGCTGGATATCGAACTAAGATAACTGGTAAATCTAAATCAACAGACTAATAGACTAACAAAGGAGAATCTATGGAAAGTCAAGTAGCAAAGAAAGCTAATGCAGGTGCATTAGCAACAATAAATCTCAGAGCAGACTCTGGTAAAGGAGCTGAAGAGATTAGTTCAGATGATGTGTCAACACCAATTCTGAAAATCTTACATCAGCTGTCACCTGAATGTAATGAGAGAGACGCCAAGCATGTAGAAGGAGCTAAACCTGGTATGATTTATGCATCAGGGTTTAGTAAACTTATAAGTGGAGAAGAGGGACTAGATATTATAGTCGCTCACGCACAAACTAGGTTTCCTGAATGGCAGGAGAGAGGCGATAGTGCTTCAGCTCCAGTAGGAACTCATTTAGAGATTCCAGCCGATGCTGTGGAAGAAAAAAATGGAAGATATAGATTATCAAATGGTAACTATGTTGAGAAAACTGCATACTTCTATGTACTAGCAATGGTAGATGGTGAGTTAAAACCTGCAGTGGTCCCAATGAGATCTTCTAATTTATCTCCAGCGAGGGAATTAAATAACCTCATCAAGAATCTAAGATTCACAGATGATCAAGGTTCATTTAATCCTGCAAGTTATTCTGCTGTGTATAAGTTAAACACAATCGGGAGAGTAGCAGGGAGTAAAAGCTGGCATGTCTACAAACCATCAAGAGTAAGAAATCTTGATGTTGCTAATAAAGACGATGCGTCTATGTATGAGATAGCAGCACAACTTCAGAAATCTGTTTCTAAAGGTGTGGCTAAACCTAAATACGATGCTGGTCAACAAAAGCAAGACATAGTATAATAAAGTGTTATAACAACGGCGCTGAAGGGAGACTGGAGGCGCCGTATAAATTATGAAAGAATTTAGAAAATATTTTGGTGGACTAGAAAGAGACTTTGGTTTCTGTAATGTTAACAATGGTTATCATGATCCACAAACAAACAAATTAAAATTTGATCCAGGCGATTATGGCTGGTCTAAAAGAAATATATCTGATCAAGACTATCAAGATCATTTAGATGGTAAACGTGCAATAGGTATACAAGCATGTGATGATAATGGTATGGCTAGCTTTGGTGCAATCGATATTGATCCGTCTGATTATTCTAGTTTTGATATTCATCATTACCTAAAAGTAATTGAAGACAAAGATTTACCTGTCGTTCCAATTAAATCAAAAAGTAATGGACTTCACATATATGTATTTACAGCAGAGAAAGTACCTGCAACTTTAATTAGAGAATTTTTACAAAACTTATTATTCTTATTTGGACTATCATCTAAGACAGAAATATTTCCAAAACAAACACAGTTAGGTATGAACCAAGATAATGTTAGAACTTCTGGATCATTTATTAACTTACCTTATTTTAAGAAGACAGAACGTAAAGCATTGTTACCTGATGGAAAAGAATTAGAGTTCGAAGATTTTTTAAATGTAGTCAAAGACAATCTACAAACAAAAGAATCATTAAAAGAAGTATCAAATAAAAAAGTAAAAGAAATATTAACTGGTGGTCCTGATGATTTATTAGATGGTCCTCCATGTCTACAGATGATATGCAAACAGGTTCAGGAATCAGG